ACAAACTAACAGTCCCAACGGACATTAAAAAATAAAGAAGGATGATATTAAAGAAAAAAGAAACTTGGGAAATAGGCATTACAACTTCTGCTATTACATATTGGAAACCCACGACTTGCGGACAATTAGATAATTTCTTTAAAGTAAAAAACGGAAAGGATTTTAAGTTCCTGAACACGTGGAGTTATTATGTGCCTACTTTTATTCAGATATTTTGGTTGCGGTGGATTTTTTATATCAAAATAACGCCAAAATTAATAAGCGGAGAAGAACCTGTGCGCTACGTAAAATTTGAAGATACTCACTTAGAAATAATGGACGTTCCAAAAGGAAATTGGGATGATTAATTTAACCCCAATAGGATATAGGAATGGAAAAAACTCAAAAGAAGAAAAAGACGAATTATAGCCCCGTTTATTATTGTAAACAAACGGGAGGTTTTAAATGTAGAAATTGTAAGTCTTGTACAGAATTTGCTTACTGTAATAATTGTAACATTTTAACCCCCATAAATAAGACAAACTAACAATACAGAAATAAGATGGAAGGAAAGAAAATAAAACGTGCGGTACTTTTTGGAATGGGATATATCTGCGGAAAGCACAATCTCCATATTCCTAAAAAAGAAAGAGAGCGAATAGCCTCTAATTATGCAAAAGAAGGAATAAAACTTAAAAAGAAGAAATAATTTAATCCCTCACTAAGGGACAGACTAAAAGAAGATGTTTGTAATAAACAGTAAAGCGATCGAACGATATAAAAAGTATCGAACCGAAAACACGTAGAGTAATTAACGAATCAATAAAATGAAGCGAAAATGGAATGCTTAGCGGTAATAGGTGCGCTGTTATTGATTCTATATTGTCTGCCCATTGATGGATACGAGGACTGGGAGGATAGAGACAGGAGGTTTTAAGTTTGTCCGCGACAAGGTATCTATTTATTAAAATAGAGCTTTAAATTAAGCCTAAATGATCATATTAGCCATTAAAACACCCTTGAGCATATCACTTAACCCGGCGGACAGGAGTAGATGGAAACAAAGATCAATTACCATACTGCTACTTTTCAATATCAATATTTTAACATATCTCTTTAGTTTATTATATTTGCCTCATTACCAATAGAGAGCATATCACCCCAGATTAAAAGAAATGGCTAATACTAAAATAGTAGAGCGGACAGAGACACTAATTCTCCCGGATTATCCGCCACTCGCGGACGGTAAGAAAGGGAGGATATTGACCAAGCACCTAGTCAATCTATCGCTTATCCTAGACCAATCTCATTACTGTCTCCTATCATGGCTCATATATCAAAGTTCGGCAGATAACGCTATAACGTATTCCGGGGGGCTTTTAAAGCAGTATGTCGCGGCCGTCAAAGCCGCGGACAAATACTACCAATCCCTCCCAAGATCCATTAACCATCTCTACATAGGGCTACCTAAAAACAGACAGCTATTCATGTCCCTGATCAACCAAGGGTTATTACTCCCAACCACCAAACCAAAGATATTCATAATCAATCCTAACCTCACTTACAACAGGAGATACACAAAACCAGCATTCTACAACCAATTTATAGAGCATTACAACACGCTCCCAAAGGACATATCCCACCATCAGTCAAAGCTAAAAGCCCTCACAACCAGCTTTATATCACACGTACAGTCAAATGTCAAGCATACGCGCCACTATAACGAAGGGGCGGACAGAAAGCAATACAAACCCATCAAATCCCAACTACTCACATGAACACTAAAGACCTAAGAATAGGATACTACTATAACTACAAAGGATCACCAATCCAGTTAGACCAAGACACCCTAGCATCTATACTCCAAACAGGAGGAGAATACAATTACTCCCCAATCCCACTAACAGAAGAATGGTTAACTAAGTTTGGATTCAAACCATACGGTGATGGATTTCATAAGGGACATTTCTGGATTGGACCACATCATAAAATAGCATGGTATGGCAAATCGGAAATAATAGAATGCCAATATATCCACTCCCTCCAAAACCTCTACTCTGCCCTAACCGGAAAAGAACTTAATTTACCCCAATAAAAACCAACCAAATTACCAATTCACACACCAAAAACCCCAAATCCAAGGGGAGGGGATATCATCTTTACTAAAAAGGGGTAAAAACACGTTATTTTAGGAAAATCCCTATTTTATAACAGATTAATAATCAGGGTCAAAATGACAGGCTATAGGGGTTTTTTAAATCTTGTGCCTTTGCTTGCATTAAGAATGTTTAACCTACCTTTATGATATGCGTCTTTAGCGTTATCCGATGGCGTTCCTAAGAATAAATGATCTGGGCGAACACAAGAAGGGTTATCGCACCTATGACAAACGAGCATTCCTTTTGGTATTGGATTGAAATTTAACACAATAACAGACATAACTAATCTACTAACCTGTGTGTATTTTCCCGCTATTCTTATCCTTCCGTAGCCGTATGCGTTCTTTTCCCCTTTCCATTCCCAGCATAAATCTGATTTCTCAGTGTATTTTTCTAATTTGTCTAAAATATCCATATATCTTAATGTTAGTATTAGTGTGCTACAAAGGTATCGTAATTTACCGAGAAAACAAAATATATTCCACCGTACGGAGACAAATAAAATCTAAACGCAGATCAGGGTATTTATACCCATTACATTACATTTCTTGTAACAGAATTTCAAATCGGTATTTCATTACAAACTGTGCAAAGGTATGCAGGGGACAATACATAGATACCCACAATAACGCATTATAAGACCATATAGGCTACTCAAACCACGCAGGGCATACTACGCTATAGATCTATCCGTGGATACCCATAGAGCGGACAAACCAGCCATACCTATCCCCTTACCCTTATCCATGGCAGCTCCTATAACCAATCCCCTTTAATCTAATTTCAAAAGCATTCTTTTCAAATCAGGATCTTAAAAATCAAGTCCCCCCTACCCCCGTTTGCTTTGGGTTTGGGAAATCTAGGTATATGATTCCCCCTCTGTACCCACAAAAATTTTTTTTTGCAGTTGTAAAAGATGTACAATAAAGGAGTATTTTTGTAAGTATGAATAGAAGAGGTTTTATAAAAAGGCTTGGGGTGTTAGGGGTAGCGAGTTTATTGCCTGATTTAAAATTTGGGGATAATGAGGTTGAGTTGGGTCCGCGCCCGGCTGAGAAGTTTATAAATCACATGACTATTCAAAGGAGGACTTATCCAATTACCGGATCTGTTAATGCGCGAGGTTGTTTTACTATTATTGACGGTAAAGAAAAATACGTTTGGTATAAGATGGATAGTGGTGGTAATTGGGTTTTATGTAATAAGCAAGATTTTGTATGAGCTTGGTTAATGATATAAAGAAATATAAAATTTATGCTCTATGTGAGCCTTGTTCTAAAATTATAAGATATATAGGATTAACAGGAGATTCATTAAAAAGACGTTATTATGACCATTATAAGTGTAGTGTTAATACAAAAAAGAGCAGTTGGGTAAAATCAAAAAAGATTATTGGATTGAGGCCAAAATTGATAATTATTGAAAATAATCTTACGTTACATGAAGCAAAATCTAAAGAAATATATTACATATCTTATTATAAATCACTAGGGTTGAATTTAGTAAATGGGACAAGCGGAGGTGACGGTTTATTTAATCCTAGCGTAGAGGTAAGGAAGAAAATAGGGGATGCTCACCGTGGTAAAAAGATAAGTCCAGAACATATTAATGTCCTTAAAAAACTTGGAATGAATAGGATTTGGACAAAAGAACAAAGAGAAAAGGCATCCCTAAGTAATAAAGGAAAATTATTATCAGAGGCCACGAAGGAAAAATTATCTTATTTTCGTAAAAATACGCCCTTTAGTGAAAAGCATATTGAAAATATACGGAAAAGTAAAAAAAAGATTAAGGGTATTAAAATATCAGAAGAGCGTAGATTAAACATGATAGGAAGAAAACGTAGTATAGAGGCAAAAAACAAACATTCTATATCTATGAAGTTACATTTTGCTAATATGGATAAAGAAAAAAGAAATAATATAAATAAACATTTTTGTAAATTATCAGAACATGAATTAAAAGAAATGATTGTGTTAAAAAGAAACGGATACACTTATTCGTTTTTAGCTAAAAAATATAATATTACAGCAAAAACAGTATATTTAAATTTAATAAAACAAGGTTATGAGCCTAATAATAGACGTTGATATAAAAAATAATACCATATTACGTCCGGGGGTGCTTGGGTTGTGTCCGGCGTTAGGGGCGTTGGATGAGAGGGAGTTGATTGTGGTGGCGTTGGTGTATGATAATTGTAGTCCTATGAGGAGGTATAATTTGGGGGATAGGATTAGGCGGAGTATATTGCAAGTTTACGAGAATGACAATAACCCTAAGTTGTTGTCCGCGCTTGAGAACATGGAGGATGGTCATAGGATAACGAGGGCGGTTTATTATTATAAGGGTTTACAGTATGACAGGAAGGAGGCGATGATCGAGCAATATAAGGTGATGATTGATGATGTGAGGGATCAGATGGATGTTAGTGGCGGGACTACTAAGTTGAAGAAGGATTTGGAGAGTATAGAGATGCTTGAGAAGAGCATTAAGGCATTGGAGGCGGAGCGGGATGATGATATTGTGGCGATGGGTGTTTTGAAGGGTGGGGCGGATAATAGTTTGATTGAGTTGTGGCAAAAGAATTTAAAGAACTGGGAGAGTATTAAGAACAAAAAACCTGTTAAGGCATGAGTTATCCAAAGAGTCCTTATATAAAGGGCAAAAACTTCGACCCATTTTTTATCGCTAAGCGTGGGATACCAAAGGAGGCGGATAGCATGTTGAATCCGAAGGTTATAGGGACTCCTAGGTGGGAGGCATACTGGCAGGAGATCGTATATTATTGTACTCATGGGTACCAGACGGGCGGACTTTTCATGCCGGGTCGTTATTTTTATTACGGAAATTTTAATTCGATGAGTACTAATACTGGTGTGATCACCCCTGACATGGTGGATTTGCACTTGGAATTGAGCTATGTTTTGGATTACTGTATAGCGAATAAGAAAAATTTGATTTTGGCTAAGAAGAGAAGGGGTGGGATAAGTGAATTTTTTCAAAAGGCGAAGGTGGATTATGACTATCGTTTTAACCCCGGATCACAGAGCGGGGTGGCCTCTGGATTAGATACGTTTGCTCAGGAATTTATGAAAAAGTGGCGATTCGGGGATGCTCTTATGCCCCCGGAACTGAGGCTAAAGATGCTGAAGGATAATGATAAGGAGATTATCGCCGGGTATAAATTTAAGAACGAGAACGGGGAGTTGGTTAATGGAGGCAGTAAGAGTACTATATATGTTCGAACCATGAACCGGGACGCTGCTTTGTTTAAAGGACTGGCTTTGAGTACTATTATAGGTGAGGAGTGTGGGGAATTTGAGAAATTGGAGGATTTTTATAACGATTCCAAGGCGTGTTTGATGCAGGGGTCGGTCCAGACGGGGATTTTCATCTTTTTTGGTACCGGGGGAAACATAAATAAGGGATCGGCGGACTTCCAAAAGATATGGAATAACGCGGAGGACTATAATTTCGAGAAATTTTTGATCACGGCCAAGCGTTTCCACTTCCCTTTTTACGGCGGGGCGACACCTATTAATGGAATTAAGGCCCAAACCCCTAATTTACTTGAGAAATTTCAGCCGTATCAGTTGATAGGGGTAGAGGATGTGGATGCGGCCGAGAAAAACATCTTGGATAACCGGGCGGAAGCGTTGAAGAGCAAGAATATGAAGAAGTATAGGGAAGAACTTAAGAACTACCCTTTAACGGAGGCCGATATTTTTACAAGCACCGTGGATAACGACTTTGATATTGATATTTTGAATGATCAGCAAGTTCAGATCGATTCCAACCCTAAAAAATACATTGCTTGTCAGTTGGATTATAAGAAAGACCCTAAAACTAAGGAGATTAAGTACCCATTTGAGCTGGAAGTTAGGGTTGATAACACTGTGGATGAGAAAGGGGTGTGTTTTTTAATACATCAGGATTTTTTACAGCAATTTAAAGGATGGGACAGTTTATTTGTCGGCGGGATTGATAGTTATGATCAGGATAAGGCTAAAAGTAGTAAATCTTTGGGCGCGATGTGCGTTACGGTTAGGAGAAATACTATCGGAGGGATGATGCAGATGGCCCCGGTAGCTACTATTTGTTGCCGTCCGCAACGCAGGGAGATCTTTTACGAAATGTGCTTTAAGCTGAGTATTTGGTTTAATTTAAGGGGCAATACACTGATAGACGTGGCAAATAAGGCTATTTTTGACTATTATATTCAAAGGGGTGGCGAGGCATACTTGGCGTATAGACCAAAGAAATTCGAAGGAGATAAGAGCGAACAGACACATACTTATGGTTTTCACTTGAATTTACACTCCAAACCGCTGATGGTAGGATTTATGCAGTCTATGATATTGGATTACGGCAATCACATCTGGTTTCCGGAATTAATCAAGCAGTTACGGAATTATAATGTAGCGATGATCGGATCCGATAATGACCTTGCGGACGCGTATGGGATTAGTTTAGTACAGGACGTTAGTAGCGAAATGAAACCGCGCGACACCGGGGCTTTGTTTAAAGAAAACCCTTTCGTTTTACCGGAATGGGTGGACGATGGACAAGGGAATATGATCAGGAAGGAAAGGGGTAATGAAAACGCTGTTAAGCAGCTTTTTTCCGTAGAGCGCGATCACCCGCGATTTGGGCAGAAGTAATTAGAAATTCCCATCTGCCACCTGTAAGCAAGTCAATCCCAAGGAACGCCACATTTCTACAACCTGATTTCGATCATCTAGTACAAAATGCACTTCATAATTAGGCTTAATGTGTTTTTCATAAATTTCTTTTTTTACGATACTATCCTTTCTATTGTCCGCCGTTTGGCGCATGAATATTTCAATAAATTGGATATTGTGTTTTTGTAGAAACTTAAGCGTAGGTTCTAAATATTTATGCTCTCTTCCAGATACTAAAATCACCTGTCTGTCTTTTATAATATCCGCAACCACCGTGTTTAATAGGTCATTGTCGCAAGTAGAGGCATTGTAAGGATTGCGATAATGAGGCTGAGTTTTATCAATTTTTTCAAATAAACTAAGCGTTCCATCTAAGTCGCAAATAACTACTTTAGGCTTTGTCATAATTACGTATTTCTATTAATAAATCGTTTAAAAATTCGCTATCTATATCATCCGGCAAAGAGGATGTTTCATAAATCCAATCAAGTCCTTTTATATCTTGTTCGGCTTCATTTATAATATCATCTAATTTTACTTCTCCTTTACGGATCTGCAATAAATAATCTTTATTAGGTCGGCGCACACTAATCGTTCCTTCGTTTGCGATCTCTATGGCCATATCTAAAAGTCGACGACAGTGGAGTAAGTTTTTCCCGTCTATCTGTTGATTATGACCCTTTATATCTACGTATCGCTGTGTGTTTCGATTATTGAGCCATGTAGTGTATTCGTTATAATCTTTACAGTGCCGGATATAACCGTCTTTATTATAACTCATCACGATTGCTTTAGGAGTTTCTTCCACAGGGATACTAGACAAACATAGATCATTACTAGTTTCTTGCTCATTAATAATACCATGATAGCCAAGATCACCTCTGGACGGATAAATAAAATACAAGTCACGCGCATTGTTTATTGCTGATACTCCATAAAAGTGTTGGTGTACCTCATAGCCTTTTTGATACCGAAGCCACTCTCGTAATGGACGAGTGCCTATAGGGGTAATAACGTAACAGAAGTCTAAAGGGGTTTTGCGTTCCGCTTTTTCTTTTTCCCAATTCATTTTTTTGTCAAGCCCACGGGCCTTTTTGATTTGGGCTACTGCATACCCTCCAAAAGAATTTAAACACTTTTTAGTTAAGAATTTATGTCTGTTTTTTACTATTAATTCAAATTGGGGAGAAGTTTCAATTATGCAATCCGCCGGGCTATAAAGAAGCTCTAAAACAGTAGGGTTAGCCGTACCTAATAACTGTAAGAATCTGCGAACTTCATAATAACACTCATCTTTACCAACTTCGTACTGTTCTTTGTACTTAAATCCTAATATTTCGTTTTTTGATTGTATATAAACTCCCTTGTAGTCTATATCGCTTGTTGGTAGATTGGTGCCATAAGCCTGACTGCCAACTATAGCCTTGAATAACATTTTTGATTCCATGTCTATTTAAACGTAAATTTATATAAAAGGTTACAAATTTAAGATAATTAACAAAGATACGTAAGTAACTAAATTACAAACTTTTAATTCTTAAATGTATTTTTGATGAAATTAAGGGCCACAGAGATGGCTTAAAATTAATTTAATTCATTCATAAGATGCCAAACTTGCCGCGTCAGGACGTGCCTGAGAAAGACAAAACCGCTGATTGGGCGGGACAATGTATAGATTACGGAAAATCACTTTTATACTTCAATAACCCTGATAATATTTTAGCAACCCGGTTATGGAATTCCTATAATGGAGTTAAAGACCCTAAGTCTATTCAGTGGATAGAAAAAACTTACGGATCTTCTTTCCGCGCTAAGATGATTCCTTATCGTGTCGGCCGCACAAAACAAGATGTACTTAACGGAGAATTCCTTTCTCAACCTTTGTCGGCGACAGTAGAAACCATTAATATCAAAGCCAAGTCAGAAAAAATGTTGCAGACCGACATTATGATGGGTGCAATGATAGCCAAACCTGAGTTGATGGAACTTAAGGAAAAAGCTGGTGTTGATGTAATGGAAGGTGCGCCTATCCCTGATGACGAGAATGATCCTTTGTGGGCTAAAATGAGTCCTAAAGATAAGCAAGAGGATATAATGCAGATCATAATTGATGAACAGATCAAACAATTAAGATTAGTATCAAAATTTGCAGAATTATTTACCTCCGCGCGAGTTACCGGGCGTTGTTTTGCCAAAGTAGAGATCAATCAAAAAGGAGATGTTGATTTTATTCCAATCGATGTACGTAATTCTATTTACGAAGAGATCGAGGGCGACGATATGCTTGTAAAATCGCCGATAAAAGGATGTAGGATCACAATGCCAGTGCATGAATTATTAATGCGCTATGAGTTAACTAAAGAACAAAGAGACATTGTTTATAACATCCAGTCCCAACCTAATTATTACATAAACAAGAGTAACGGGTGGATCCGCAGAAACGGTAACGGTATAGTAATTGATGTCGTTCACGTAGAATGGAAATCAGTTAAACCGTCTTACTATAAAATAATGCCTAAAACCCCTAATCAATTGGCATTTGATGATACTACCGATACGATCACTAAAGAGATTCCGTGGGAGATTTACGAGAACCGTAAGGCTGAGTACGATAAAGGGGAAGCTAAGGGTGAGTTTAAAATAGTAACAAAATTTGAGGAAGATCTATGGGAAGGAACTGAAGCAGGGGGATTAAAAGAATTAAGATTTAATATGCGCCGCAAACCTGCTCAGTTACGCAGACACGATTCTCCGTCTTACATTTTAGATTCTTCTTATGTAGGATGTTTATTTGGTACTTATTCCGGTGTTCGAATTCCTTTACAGCAGGTTATAGAGAACTTTGATACGATGTTTGATATTGTAATGTATCAGATATTAAAAGAGCTTAACATGGTTAAAGGTCGCGTTTTAGGATACGATGCCGCCGGATTACCAATAGACATGACCGTGGAGAAAATTATGTACCAAGCCGCTAATGATGGTTTCGTGGTGTATAACTCAATGGCTGAAGGAAACATGGCTAAACGTAACTTGGATTTAAAAGGAATGCTTCAGTCTATTGATTTAGGATTTAGCGATTCTTTTAGAGAATTAGTTGCTTTAAAGTCGGACATATTAAATACTCTTGACCGCGTTACCGGGATCAATGAACTAAGAGAGGGCGCGGCCCCGGCAAGTTCTACGGTTACAAACGCACAGCAAGGGTTGCAAAACTCGCGGACGATTACCGCTCCTTTATTCTATCAAATGCAACAGTTTATTGAGCATACCATGGTTAGGATTGTAGAGGCCACTAAAATTAGCTGGGCATTTTATAAGCTTGATAAGGGTGAGCAAATATTAGGAAGCGAGAAGTTTAAGTATATGCAGGTGTCCCGCGAGTTAGGATACCGTGATTACGGGGTACACATCGCGGACGGCGGACGATACAATAAGATCCGTCAAAGAATGCAGTCTTATATTGAACTTGCTTTAAATGCTAAGGAAATACATATTTCAGATGCTTTACGCTTTGAGATCGCTGAAACTACAGTAGAGGCTAAGCACGTATTTGACGAGGCTTTAGCAAGGGTACAACAGATCGCACAGCAACAAGCGGCTCAGGAACAACAAGCAGCTATGGCTCAGCAACAGCAAATGTTGGCCGCTCAAGAACAGCAACAACAGCAGGACGTTCAGAATGTAATGGCTATTGAAAGTCAGAAGATCGCCGACAAAACACAAAGCCAGATGGCTATTGATGATAATAAAGCTCAGAATAAGGTCATTGAGCAGAACCACAAATTGAACAGTGAGGCTAACTTAAGTCAAGAGCAATAAAAAAGGGGCTACCATACGATTTCTTCACAAGCTAATCTTATTCCTTTAACAATTAACTTTTCATCGTTTAAGTTTAGGCTTCCATCAGGGGACAAAACGCTCTGATTTTCTCTGCTATTCTCCGCGTGTTCAATTGCTTTTTTAGCAGCTTCGTTATAATTATTAGCAATAACGTATAGTGGTTTTTGAGAATTTCCTCCGAACGAAATCCATCCCCCTGCCGTATCTGGTTTGCCAAATTCTACAATAAATAATTTGCCTTTATTTGTCATTTTTTAATAGTTCCTTTCTTAATACCAAGCAACGGGACATCTACTTTAAATCCCATTTGAATAGCCTGTAATTCATTTTTACAGTTACTTAGGATTTTAGAAGCTCCGTTGAATAGTTCTTTTGCTTGTTTAACTTCGATTTTCTTTGTCCGCAATTCTGTGAATATCTTGGACAACTCTTCATGTAACTCTGTGTGTTTCATTTTTATCGGATTTTTTGGTTTTTAAGTTCTCTGTATAATTGTAATCGTATTCTTTCAAGTTTAATTAATTCTGGAGTCGCGGATAATCCTTGCTTCTTTAAAACGCCTATTAAGTACTCATCGGTTAAATTCTCTCTTTGAAATTTAGAACGAGTCTTACATTTATTGTAAGCGTTATTTCCGTAATCTACTGCTCTTAAAACACTCATTTCCAAAACTGATACCATTTTTTACTACTTTTAGATTCTATCAATTTATTTTTAGCATCAATAGCGTTTTTATCAAAATAAATGATAATTACGCAATAATAACACGTATTGTTAGGATGATGTAAAATAAAAGATTCCGCTTCTTCTGATGTGTTAAAAAGTTTAACACAATCTTTAGCTAACATCCCGCCATATCCATAAACTAACATATTTAACGGAAGCACACCGTAATATTTTTTCATAAATATTTATTTTATTGGTTTCTTATTTATACGCTAATTTATATAAAAGGTTACAAAATTTATTATATAATTTGTAATGAAATGGCGGATAATAATTTCATTACAAATTCTCTTTCAACATAACGCTCTTAATATCTTTATTTCTAACTACATACATACATTACCTATATTTGACCAACAAATAACTTATAAACCCATTTCAAATGAGCGATACACCAGCTACAATAGCACAGCCAAAGGCTGAAGATGTAAAGTCGGGACTTGATTTACTATCTCAAGACCGCCGATTTTTGGAAGATAATCAGATCATTACTCCAAAAACAGAAGAACCGCCAGTAGTAACAAAACCCGAAGAAACTCCTTTAAGCCCGATTATTGAGCCTACAGCCGAAGAAAAAGCGGCTCAGTTAAAAGAATTAACTGATTTAGGATTAACCGAAGGGGCGACAAAAGAACAAATCGAAGAGGCTAAAGTAAAGGCAGAAGAAGCAAAGAAAGCCGATACATGGACTTTAGATACAGTTCAGGAGGTAGTTAAAGAACAAGAAGGGTTAGGATGGAAAGAATTAGCCAATACTTTTGCTGAAAAAGCAGGGGTAGAGGTACCTGCCGAGATCGCGGACACAGAAGAAGCCTATTTACAGTTTCAGATCGATACTATCAATAAGATACGTGAAGAAGCTCAGAAATACAATATTGATCAAGAACTCTCTAAATTTACTCCGGAACAGCGTTTAATCATTGATTTAAACAAAGCAGGGGTAAGTATCCAAGAGTACAACAAACCTTTCGTGGAGGTAGCTCAATTAAAAGCATTGGACGACACCGCTTTAGTTCGCAGAAGCTATGAAATTCAGCCGGGGTGGACAGAAGAAATGGTAGAGGTTCAAATGCAAAAGGTGATCGACAGCGGACATTTATCAGTAGAGGCTCAGATCGCCCGTACTAAACTAGACAACTACGAAAAGTCTATAATTACAGCACATCAAGAACAATTACAACAATATACAGTACAACAACAACAAGTTCAGGCACAGAAACGTAATCAAGAAGCTGCCCGTGTAAAAATAGCGTTGGACAAAGTTCCGACCTTTATGGGCAGAAAGATTGATGACAAGGTAAAAGATTTTGTTTTTCAGGAGTTAACGTCTGGAAAATACGATAATATGCCCGGCACACCTGAAGAGAAGGTTGATTATGCGTATTATAAAATGCTAGGTAAAAAAGGTATTGAACACATGAGAGCCAGAGTGCTTGAAGAACTTACCTTGGAACAAGCGAAAAAACAACACAATGTAGCACCAGTCATCACAGGTGGCGCAAATAGAGTTACGCAACCAGCATCGGAAGTTACCGATGGAATGAAAGCAGCTTTGGAAGATCCACGTTTTAAGTAACGTGTAGTGATTAAGAATTGACATTATTAAACTATTGTCAAACTTAAAAACTAAAAAATAAAATGGCATCAACACAACCCGTAAATCCCGGCCAGATAGTCGTGAAACGCGGACAATTCTCAACGGACACTTGTACCACTGAGAACAACTTAATTGCTAACGCAGCGATTAAACCACAAATTCGTAACCTTTTGGAGTACAAAAACAAGCGTTATTTAATGACCTTGTTAACTTCAGGAGCATTCGACAAAGGTGGAAATAACTATTTCGTAAACAACAACCAAAAAACCAAAATCCCGATGGTGAAAACTGACGGTGGTGGTATTGGTGGTAATGCTTACTATTTTGACTCTATCGGCCGTATCGAGAAAGCCGCTACTATTCGCTCTCAAGTTGGAGCATCAGGAGTAGACGGATCTTTTACCTTGAATATGCTTGATGAGTACCTTTATCCGGGTTGGGTTGTACGTTTCAGCTCTGGCTATTTAGCCCGTGTTCAGAACTACCCCACAGGAAGCTCTGCAAGTGGATGGAACTATAACTTTAAATCAGTTAACGGAACTCAGTTTGTATTCGCTACTCACGTAGGGGTAACTAAAACCTGTTTCCCTATGTTCTCTGCTTACTCAGAAGGATCACTTAACTCTGATAGCCGCGATAAACACCCAGATCGTTTAGTAAACCACATGACTATCCAGCGTAAAACTGGTGCCATGACTGGTTCTGCTAAATCTGACATCCTTTGGTATTCTTACGAGAATGGCGCAGGTATCGGATGGATGCCGTGGAAAATTGACCAAATGAACGCCGTGTTTACCGAAGAAAACGAAAGACACAAATGGTTCTCAGTTTCTTCTATGAAGAATTCTGATGGTTCGTTAGCTACAGTTTCTAACATGGGTAACGACCCTACTACCGGATTACCTATCATTATCGGTGACGGTTGGCAAGAACAAGTGCTATCAAGTAACATTATGGTTGCTTCTGGTACTGATGGAAATGCTACCGAAGATAACTTTACCGACATGATGCAGTTAATGCAGCTTGGTTCTAACCAAGTTAAAGGTATCACTTGGGTAATGGTTACAGGAACTAGCGGTTACGCTAACTTCCAACGTAAAGCAGTTAACTTGGCAGGCAACCAAAACATTCAATTAATGCAGTCTATCACTCAAAGCGCAGCAGCGGGTGGAGCAGTAGTTGATATGGGTTACGATTTTGCTTCAATTAACTTTGCTGGTAACAAGATCACTTGTATTATTCACCCAATGTTTGACGATCCGAAAATATTCCCGGAAATCGGACAAGACGGTAAACCATTAATGTCAGGAACTTATTTCTTGATGGGCGTAAATTCAGAAGATACCCCTACTATGGAGATTTTAGCTAAAAACGCGAATGGTGTAAACCGTTCTTACGTTCAGGCTTCTTTCACTGGTATGACCGGATCTGCTGGAATGGTTCAGTCAGAAGTAGATGCTGATAAATGGGCAGTTCTAAAAGAGGACTTGTTCTGTATTTATAATCCTGCTCTTTGCGGAATTATCTACAAAGCATCCTAAAACATATAAGAGCGGGGACAAGGAAAGCCCCGCTCTTTATTATAAACAAATAAAAACATAAAAAATGGAAAGCGTATTAACGGCTCCTAAAGGGAGTGAAATCCAAAAAAAAGAAGTTCCTTTAACCGTAATGGTAAAAGACGGGAACGGATTCGAAGTAGAGGTGTATAATTTAGAACACCCAGATAATTGTCCGCGCACAGGAATAGTGGTAGTGGAACTTATCAAAAAGAAAAATTACACGGCGGACAGAGACATTAACATGGAGATCTCCGCTTATACCGACAAGACCACAGGACTTATGTGGGGTAAATATTCCGGTATAGACAACATTTCGAAAGAAATTCGTTGGAAAAAAATCAAACTTAACCCTTTAAACATTTTTGACCGTAGCATTAAAGATCAGGCAGAAAAATGCGCCATTGTTCTTAATAGCCCGGTAGTAGAAGGGTCAAGAAACGCCGTATATCGTTTGACTTTTTTCCGTCAGCACGATAAAGAAATCGAAGCGAATCTTAAGATCAAACGCATTAAAGCCGGACAAAGAGCTTTAAGTATTGCGGAATCGTTATATGGAGAAAAATTACTCCAAATGGCCCGTAACTTAGCTTTACCAGTAACATCCATGAGTTTATCCATGATAACCGCGGCGGTACTAGAAAAAGCAGAACAGGACCCTACAGGGTTTTTAGCTATCTATGACAATCCTCATTACGAAGCGTTAAGCGTTTTAAACGCAGCGATCGAAGTGGCGGTTATAGAAAACGACCCTCAAACAGGGTATTTATTCAAAGGCCGTCCTATGGGAACTACAGAAGGGGAAGCGATTGACTTTTTGGTTAAACACAAAGACATTCAGTCCTCTATTGATATGCAAACTAAGAATCGCCAATCTGAATCAATTAAAGCCATGGCTACTCAGGAAGCGGTATCAACCGCCTCTGATAAAGATGTTGAAATGGCATTAATGAGAAAGCAATTAGCCGAGCAAAAAGCCCTTATTGAAAAAATGAGCGCGGAAGGTATGAAGCAAGTTGTAGAGGAAGAAAAAGGTGATGCTGATCATATTGTTAAATTAAAAGACAGAGCAAGAGCTTTGAAAATTAAAGCCGTTCATGCTTATAAAAGCCCAGAAGCCATTAAGAAATTAGAGGCTTTAGTTAAGGCTAAAGAAGCGGAACTTAATAAATAATCACACAACTAAACACAACCAAAGAGGGCGGACATAAAAGTTCGCCTTTTTTTTTATACCTTTACTTTAAAATTATAACACATGAACGCAATTCAATTTCAGTTAGAAATAGATCTATATATAGACAGAGCAAGGAATGCCCGTTATTATCGTTACCAATACGATACCGCAGTAAATGACGCTATCCGATTATTTATTGAACAGAGGGCTGGTGATAAAAAACAAGAAAATCCTGTGCTGAATTATAAATCAGAACAACAGGTCGCGGACGAACTATACACTCTTTATAAAACCCAAACAGCAGCACCGACAGCAGATATAGCTCTGTATCCGGCAGATTATTATTTCTTAACTTCTGCTTACGCTACAATAGGAGGAGTGAGATCTTATTGCCGTCCTGTAGTAGAAAACCAATTAGGTCCATTACTAAAAGATTCTTTCCGCAAACCAACTGATATAATGCCTTATTATTTTCAGGAATTAACCGGGTTTAAAATTTATCACGGAACAGGAACGATCACTTCTGCTGAGCTGAATTACTTAAAGACACCCGCTACTTTCACTATAGGAACAGAAGCGCAATTGATTAACGCTGGAGCGGCTGTTGTTACAATTGGACAGTCTTATATCGCTACGGAGATAAGTGTACAGAATGGTGTTACTTACAATCCCGGTACACAATTTACCGCCGCGGTTACTACTACGTTAGCTAGTGGGCAGGTGATCTTAGCTAGTAACACTACCACTTCAGACCTTCCTGATAAAACACATAAGGAACTGGCAAAAATTTCCGCGGAAATTTTGCTCGGAACTGTAGGTTCTTTAACTCAATCAAATTATGTTAGCAAGGAAGCGTCAAAATCATAAAGGGTGCGAGGAAAGAATTTTTTCCGTTTATGCTTTAAAAGAGCCTGAATCTGATATTGTAAGATATATTGGCTATACAGGTAAGTCGATTGAATATAGATTAAGGAGACACTTAGATGGAGGAAAAACAAGAAAAGATAATTGGATAAAAAGTCTTAAAAATAAAGGACTTCGTCCTTCTATTGAGTTATTGGATGATAACTTATTGTATGAGGAGGCTATTCAGAAAGAAATAGATTATATAAAATTATTTCTTTCAGCAGGAGCAAGGCTTACTAATTTAACTATAGGAGGAGACGGAATGAGACTGGGATATATGTCAGATGAGGTTAGAAAGAAAATAGGAAATGCGCATAGAGGTAAAAAATATAATGAAGAGACGTTAAAGAAAATGTCAGAAGGACAAAAGGGGAGAATAGCGTGGAATAAAGGAACTAAAGGCGTATGTAAAGCGTGGAATAAGGGAATTAAGTCAAATGCGCCAAGCCCAAGAAAGGGTAAACAATTTAGTAAAGAAGTAAGAGAAAAGATGTCTAAGGCAAGAATGGGAAAAATACCTTGGAACAAAGGAAAGGGTGGTTATAAAATCAAGCCAAGAACAGAAGATCGGCAAAAAGAAATAGTGGCAAATATTTCTAAAGGGGCTAAAAATAGAAATTACACTAATGACGGTAGAAGAAAAATATCCGAATCCAGAAAAAGACAAATAAAGGAAGGTAAATCTAATCTTAAACATATTCAGGAATATATAAATCGTACCGTTGGATCATTAACCGAATCAGCTTACGCAAGTAAAGAAGCGGCGAAAAGTTAATAAATCGTTGTATATTTTATACAAGTGTATAACTCCTAATAAGTTACAATATCAACATTTTAAGTAATGGTTATTTTTACGGTATTATAAACCAATTAAAAAATAACTAAAATGACTCAAAATTTCGAATCAGTATTGTTCAGAACGTCCGCAGCGACAGACGTACAATGCAGTGGCGGAGTAATAACCGTCGCAGGTTTGCCAACGAGTACAAGAAAAGTTAGAATCACGGATTTTAAACAAGTAAAGTACAGGGCAGAAGTAGTTCAGGTTTACACTTTAACTACAACTTACACTCCGGCAGGAGGAACAACTTACGCTTTAGAGATGGGCGACATTAACCGCGTGAATGCAGGTTATCAATCTTCTTTATTGCCGTTCTCTTACACAACTCCTACTGATGTTACTACATTAGGAGCTACAGCCGCTTTACAACGTGAAGCTATCGCTGCTGCTTTAGTAACTGCCATCAACACCGCAACAGCGTACAATTACATTACCGCCGCATCTTTAGGTACAGGAACAGGTATTACTTTAACTGATAGCTCAGGGTATTACCCAGTGCCTCAGCAAGGAGTAAACAACCGTTTAGGTGCTTCTCAGGTGTATGCAATTACCAATTCTGACGGATCCGGTTTCACTCAGTCAATGCTTTCGATCACTACTGCCGCGGTTTACGAATTCGGTGTTGGTGCTAACTTAGCGTTAACTAAACCAGTTATCGACGGTATGTATCAAAACCTTATCCAAGGCTACTTACAACCTCTTGGTAATTTTGCTCCTACTACTAAATCTGCTACTGCTGCATTGAACAATTTACCAGCGGTTTCAGGTCAGAAGTACGATGCGTTTGTTATCAATTCACTTGCTTTAGCTCCGGCTCACAATCAGCGCGGACAAGAAGCTTATATCCAAAAGATACAAGGTGTTTTTATTGATAACGGTACTGGAACAGACACTACTAACTTAGCTGGATTTAAAGCTATCGAGCGCGTATTCCACAAACTATTAGTAGGACAATATGCTACTGATGCTTCGACCGTTCAAGAATGGTTTGATCGTCCTATTGTATTCCAAGATCCATTAGGCGCGGCTCCAACAGGAACAGCAGACACCCTTGGATGGCAATACGGATACACTCCGTTAAACCGTACAAACATCGGATCACAAACTATCGTGGCTCCAGTTCTTGACGATACCGGATTGTTAATCGATCAAGACGATACAGCAGGTGAAGGTTCACATACTTCTGCTAACCAACAAGTGTTAGGAGATCAATCTTTTGTTGTTGGTAAAACAGCATTCATGGTTGGTTGCCGCGTTGTTGCTGGCGATTGGACTGACACTCAGTTTATGGTTGGTTTCCGTAAAAAAGCTGTTTACACAGCCGATTACAACAACTATACTGACTTAGCCGCTATTGGTGGCGGTGCCGCTGACGGTGATTCTATCACTACTCAGGGTATTCTTAATAACGCAGCTACAGTAGCTACAGACAGCGGAACAAACTTCGCTGACGGAGTGTCTATGTTGTTGTTCGTTAAGGTTGCCTTAGATGGTACTGTAACTACTTATTTTGCTAACGCAAATGGCGGATTAACATCTGCTGCGATCTACTCAGTAGGTACAACTACTCTAATATTAGACGCTGGTGATGAGATGATTCCTTTCTATCAACACGTAAATATCGGTAACGGTAACCCGGCTGTATCAATAGGTGAGTTTTTTGCAGTTGCAACTACGGACCTAATTGCATAATTTAATTAATTATTAATCTTAAGAGGCGGACAAAACAACGTCCGCCTTTTTTATAAAACATAGAAATTATGGCATTTATTAGAACAAAAAACGGAGCTTTAGCCCCATCAGGGACGAGCAACGTGAGGATTACGGGGATAGCTAAGGGTGTTAACACTACCGATGTAGCCACTATGCAAAACATAGATGACTTACAGGACGGAACTATCGATTTGAATAAGATCGAAATGGCTACAGACGGTACAGCGGCCGCACCATCGATTACTTGGAATTCGGATACAGATAGCGGTTATTACCGTATTGGCGCGAATAACTTAGGTATTAGCATCGGCGGAACTAAGCTAGTTGATATGTCCGCTGCTTTATTTGCGGTTACAGGGGCTATTACAGCCACTACTTCAATAGCGGCGACAACTACATTAGCTTCTACTACATCTACAGCAGTTGGAACATCTTTATCTATCGGTACAGATGTAACTTTAGCAAAAGAGGTTAACCACAGCGTTAGCGTAACAACTTCTACCACAGCAGCAGCAGCGGGAGGCAACTTAGCTTTAGCGGCTGGTACCGGAGCTACTTCCGGAGCAGGTGGAGTTATGAGTATCGCAGGTGGAGCAGCAGGAGCTACAGCAGGAGCAGCAGGTGGAGCAGTTAACATTACGGGTGGTGCAGAAGGTGCAGGAACAGGAACCACAGGAGCGGTTAATATCACTACCCCAGCCGCTACAGGCGGAGCAGCGGGTAACATTAACCTTACTCCCGGTACATCCTCTTCTACCACTATCGCCCCTTTGACTATTATAAGCAAAGGAAAAGTATGGAAGCCTCTATCGGGCAGTGTTGCGTCCGGCGGTACTATTACTGGTATTCAGATCGCGGGTGGATTGATTACAGCTACAGGAGGTACAGGAAACTGGCAAATGCCAACTGCCGCTCAGATCACAACTGCAATTGGAGCAACTCCGGCAGGAACTATAGTAGATTTCGTGTTTAACGCAGCAGGAATGACGGCTACAAATACAGCTACCATAGTAGTTGGAACTAACATGACCGTTATGTCCGCCCCTCCTATCACAGGTGGCGGTACATTGACCGTAACTCAGGACACTCAAGTAGTGGGTTATTTCAGGTTGATTTACGATACAGCGACAACTTGTAAAATTTCAAGGATTTGCTAAATAGTAATTAACAATTTATATTTAAAAACCCGTTGCTTGATAGTGACGGGTTTTTAGTTATATTTGGGGGTATGAAAAAAGACTTACAACAAGCTTACAATAATTTCAAGTTTTTATGCGACGAGCATAAATGTACGGCAAAAGATCGCATTGAATTAAACAGAAATTTATCTGATTTTAAAAACATGATCGATTCTTTACCGGAAGATCCAATCGAGGAAGTTACTGAAACAGTAGCGGAACCCGCGGACACAATAGAAGAACCTTTAAACCCATAAATCATGTCATTAAATAAAGACGATATAAAATTGTTTTCTACTGCTTTTTCTACCTTAAAATCAGGTGGTAAAACAGTAATAGTTAGTAGCACAGTAACCATGAGTGTTGCGGGAGCGTATGCTACTGGTGACTATATGGGAACATCGGCGACACCACAAGCTTTTACAGATGTGGTTACGTCTAACGGCGGGACAGGAATAATTAAAAGCATAACCATTTCTGATAAGATCACGACAGCTAACGTAGCTATGGAATTATGGTTATTCTCATCTACCTTTACTGCCCCTACGGATAACGCAGCATGGGCTATTACGGATGCTGAGGCATTGACTTGTTTGGGTGTTATTCCAATTTCAACTGCGGGATGGTATGCAAGTGCTAATAATCAAATTTATTTCGACGGTACTCAGAGCATGGTTATTAAACCGGGAGTTAAATCTTTATTTTATGCTTTAGTAGCAAGAGGAACTACTCCTGCTTTTACTTCTGGGGATTTAACGATTAATCTTGGAATTTTACAGGACTAGAAAATGCCTAATCCAAATATAAATAGAAGGGTTGTTTTAAAAGGAAGTGTAATGCCAAATTCTTTAATAGCATCTTGGTATGACGCTTTAGTGATTAAGCCAAGTCCTTCTTTGCTTACTGCTTTAAATCAATTAACTTGGGGACTAAGCAGTAATGGGATTTGGACAGAATTAGATTTATTTCATCCTATTGGTGGACTTGAGACAGACGAACAAAGATTAAGACCATTAATTACTACTTCTACTACTAAGACTTTTACTAATGTGAATTCAGTAACACTTGATAGTACTGGGGCTACAGGAAATGGAACTACAAGTTATATTAACACAAATTGGAACGCTACCACAGATGGAATTAAATTTATTCAAAACTCTGCATCTATGGGAGTATATAATAGAACAAACTCTACTGGTGATTTATACGAAATAGGTGCGTTTGTGTTTGTTGGGAATAAAAATCAGTATTTAGCCTCTAAAAACGCAGCAAATAATCAACAGGTAACAATAAATAGTGTAACCAACTTAAATTCGGCTACATCAGATAGTTTAGGGCTTAGATCGGGGGTTAGGACCGCAGTAAACGCAAGAGCTAGTTATGTAAACGGAGTTTCTATTGGATCTGATGCAGGAGCGGCTGGAAGTATAGTTACCATCAACACGTTTTTATGTGGAGTCAATGGAGACGGAGCATTGTATAAACCATCAAATAGAAATATTAGTTTATTGTTTTTAGGGTCAGGGGCAATAAATCAGTTAACTTTTTATAATCATATTCAAACATACATGACCTCAAGAGGAATTAGCGTATGATTGTTTTGACTAATAAACAAAAAGAAGAGTTTTTAGAGTTTAAAAAGTCTATTCAGGCAGAGCTTAATGCTAACTGTTGTGATTTTATCCCTATTGAGATTAAAGGAGATTTGTGGATATTGCCTGACGAAGTTCTTTTAGACCCTAATTTTAGTAAATTAAAAGAATTAATATCGGACAAGAATTACGAAAAAAGAGAAGTATTAGAAACAGAATTTAAAACAATAGAAGATGCCAAAGATAAATAACGTATTTACCTCCGATTATACTAAACACGTATACGCAGGACTTATCATAACGGTAATCGGCGGACAACTATCTCATTTCTTATACAGTCCCTTTCTAAGCGGACTTATAGGACTATTGACAGGGAACATAGCAGGATTTGGAAAAGAGTACGTATGGGATCTATGGCTTAAAAAAGGGACGTTTAATAAGCGAGACATATTCGCTACCTTTTGGGGGACATTGATCGGGGCGATAATCTTAATCGTTATTTTCAACATTCACAACGGGATATAAGTGGCAGGAAATGTTCAAACATCTAAGCCTACAGACATTGCCTTAACTGATATTTTTACGTTAATAAAAAGTGACGTAAGCTATCAATCAAGAATAACAAACCTATTATCTTTTATAGAAGCCAATGCTGATTTTGCAACACCAGAATTAATAATATCATTATGTTTATCTATGGCAAAAGGAGATTTAGTACAGGAATACACATTTGACGCATCAGCTCAAACGATAGACTTTGATGCTTTTTCTACTATAGATTTAAGGCGCGTATTATTAATAACTAACGTAGAAGATAATATTATAATTTATAGTTCAGCGGAGGTCGGAAAAGGGGCAGAAATAGGCGTAACCCCTAATCAGATTTTACTTGACTACGATACTACCACAATGGATGACGCTGATGAATTACAGATTTATTATGATTACCCTAGTTTGTTGCAATTAATAGACGAAGCAACTGCGACTATTACTTATATAGGTAAAGCACAAACCGGCTCCGATCCAGCAAATCCATTATGGCAAATAGAAAGAATTGATACGACAAGCGGAACGGAAATAGCATGGGCGGATGGAAGCGATGCCTTTAATCAGATTTGGGATGACAGGGCAATTTTAACCTATTCATAATTTTCATATATTTACACAACTAAAAACAAAATATCATGTCAAAATCTAATTCTTTTGAAAATAGCTTACTCTTATTATTGTTTAACAATACAGACATAGCAAATATTGGCGATGCCGGTGGACTACAAAATTCAGCAGTAGCAGGAAGTTTATATTTAGCTTTGCATACAGGTGATCCAGGTGAAGCTGGTGACCAAACAACTAATGAGTGTGCTTATGGGTCTTATGCAAGGGTTGGCATAGCAAGAAGTGGTGCGGGTTGGACAGTAGCTACTAATACAGCTACTAATGCCGCGTTAGCTCAATTTCCTGAATGTACTTCAGGTTCAGAAACCATTACTTATGTAAGTATTGGAATGTTATCAGCGGGAGCATCTGTGATACTTTATTCAGGAGCATTGACAGCTTCTCGATCAGTG